CTGCCCTTCGCCGCCGGCGGGGTGCCCGGCGGGGCCAGCCTGGCCGACCAGCGTGACACGGTGGATGACACGCCCATCGTCTTCGGCATGGGCTCCGGCCGGGTCGGCGTGGCGCGCGAGGCCGGCAAGGAGGCCATCCTCCCGGTGCGGCCCGCCGGCGGCAAGGACGGTGTCCTGGCGGTGGGACCGGGCGGCCGGGAGGGCACCTTGCCGCTGACCCGCACGGCGGGCGGTGCCCTGGGCGTGGCCCTGGTCCAGCGGCCCGTCTTCTTTGCGCGCGGCGGCGTCGTGGGCGGCTCGGCCGCCCTGGCCTCGGCCCCGACCTCCGGCCCAGGCGGCCAGCCCGGCAACGTCCAGGTCAACGTCCACAACAACGGCGGCGGCGAGGCCACCGTGCAGGAGCGCCAGGAGGGCGATACCCGGATCGTCGATGTTCTGATAGAACGGGTCGAGGCAGGCATCGCCGGGAATGTCAGCCGCAATGTCGGCCCGCTCTCGGGGGTGCTGGGAAGCTCCTTCGGCCTGAGGAGGACCCCGCGATGAGCACCCGTATCTGGCCCGATGTCCTGCCCGGCGTCAGCGTGCCCGGCTACCGACTGCGCCCCGCCGACCAGTCGATCCGCACACAGATGGAGGTCGGCCCGCGCCGCCTGCGCCGCATCAGCGCGGCGGGCAGCGACGATGTCACCGTGTCCTGGGTATTCAAGGACGCCGAGATGAGCGCCTTCCGCGCCTGGTTCGCCGACGCGCCCTGGAGCCTGACCGGCGCCAGCGACGATGTCACGGGCTGGACGCTGGACGGCGCCAGCGTCGTTGCCGACTACGCCGTGGGGCCGGACATCTCCTGGCCGGACAAGCTGCGCGAGGACAGCTCCACCGGCCAGCACGCGATCGAGCGCGCCGCCGAGGGCGCCATCGAGGGCGACGTGGTGCGGATCACGCTCTCGGCCGGCCCCGCCGGGCGCGACGGGCTGCGGCTGGGCCTGGTGGGGTGCGACGGGACCTGGCGCTGGGTGGATATCAACACCGCCACCGGCGTGGTCCTGGGCAGCAGCAACGCCGGTTCAATCGCCGTTGAACGCCGCATCCCGGGCTGGTGGCGGATCGTCGCCAGCTTCGCGACCGGAGCCGGCGCGGCCATCCCGAAGGTGCGCCTCGCCACGCTCGACGGCGCTGGCGCCGTCTCCTACCGGGGCAATGGCAGCGCGGGCGTGAAGCTGGCCGAAGTCAACACCCGCGTCGAGACCGGGTTCGACCTTTTTCTGCGCACCTCCGGCTCCGGCACGGCGCTCGGTGCCGCCGGCGGGTCGGCCTGGTTCCGGATGCCCCTGGCCTTCGGCGGGGGGATCAAGACGATCGAGGCCCGGTTCCTGGAAATGTACGGGGCCGCACCGTCCCCCTCCCTCGGCTGGACCGTGCAGGGCAGTTTGGAGGTGCGCGATGCCTGATCCCGCCCTGTCCGAAGCAATCCGAGAGGCCTATGCCTCGGCGCCGGTCGACGAGATCATCTATCACACGCTGGAGATCTGGCACCCGCTGTTCACCGTGCCTATCCGCGTGGTGCGCGATCGCGCCGCGCTCGCGGCCAGGCTCGAGGCGCAGGCCCCCCGCGACGCCGGCGAGATGGTCGATTTCGTGCCGTGGGGGTTCGACATCGTGCCGCCGGACCAGACCAGCACGGGCCTGCCGCAATGCGTGATCGAGATAGACAATGTCAGCCGCGAGATCACCGCCCAGCTGAACGAGGCGGTGCGCGGCCCCGATCCGGTCACCGCGATCTACCGGGCCTACCTGTCGGACGCCCTGGAGGACGGACCCGAGAACGATCCGCCCCTGGTGCTGACACTCATGACGGTGACGGCCGACATGTTCCGCATCCGGGCGAAGGCAGGGTTTCCGGACCTGCTGAACAAGGCGTTCCCGGCGCTCGAGTACGATCTCGAGACCTTCCCCGGGCTGGTGCGCTGATGCACTGGGCCCAGGCATATATCGGGCTGCCGCATGACGAGGCCGAGAACCACTGCTGGGCGTTCTGCTGCCGGGTCTGGCGCGAACGCTTCGGGCTCGAGGTGCCGGACATGCCGATGCCCGCCGGCGATGCCCGCGCGGTGCGCCGTGCCTTCGAGGGCCATGCCGAGCGCGCCGCCTGGCTGCCGACAGCCCCGCCTCAGGAGGGCGACGCCGTGCTGATGGCGATGGGGCGCTGGCCCTGCCACGTGGGTATCTGGCTGCGGCTGGGCGGGGTCCTGCACTCGGTCGCCGGCGGGTCGGTCTTCACCCCCCGGGCCCGGCTCTCCGATCTCGGCTACCGCGTCGCCGGCTGCTACAGGAGGATCGCCTGATGCGCGCCGGCGTGATGATCGTGCGCAACCCGTTCGACCCGCTGGCCGCGCGGGAGACCAGGATGCTGCGCCGCCCCCGCCGGGTGCGGGCGTTGGTGCCCCGCAACCGTCCCTTCATCGCCATCCTGAACGGCAAGCCGCTCTTGCGCGCCGGATGGCGGCGGCGGCTGCGCGACGGCGACATCCTGGTGATCTGCGCGCTGCCGAGGGGCGGTGGTGGCCGGGGCGGGTCCAATCCGCTGCGTCTGGTCCTGTCGCTGTCGCTGCTGTTCTTTGCTCCGCAGCTATCGACCCTGATCCTGGGCGAGACGCTGGCCGCCACCACCCTCTTCGGCACCTATACCTACGGCCAGGCGACCACCCTCGGGATTGCCCTGGTCGGCAACGCCGCGATCAACGCGCTCTTGCCGGCCCCGCAGCCAAGCCAGGCCCAAACCCCGTCGCCAACCTACGATCTGCAGGCCCAGAGCAACCAGGCGCGCATCGAGCAGGCCATCCCGGTCCAATACGGCCGGCTCCGGGTGCATCCCGACCTCGCCGCCCAGCCCTATGCGGAATACGCCGGCAACGAGCAATACCTCTACCAGCTGCTGTGCCTGGGCGCGGGCGAATACGACATCGAGGATATCCGGATCGAGGACACCCCGATCTCGGCCTTTTCCGAGATCGAGGCCCAGATCGTGCGCCCCGGCGAGGCGGTCACGCTCTTTCCCACGGCCGTGGTCTCTTCGGTCGAGGTGTCCGGCCAGGAGCTGCTGCCGCGAAAGCGCGCGGACTGGTCCCAGACCGGCACAACGGTCACGATCACCGAGGAGAACCACAACCGGGCTGTCGGTCAGGCCATCGTCCTGGAAACGGACGGGAACGGACCCAACGGGAAGTTCCGGATTGCGACCGTGGTTGACGAAGGCACGTTCACCGTCGAGGCCACCAGCGGCTCGGGCAGCGGCTCGGCCTTCGTCTTCGCGATCCAGGGCGGGCTCGACGGGTTCGTTGCCGCCGGTGCCGGCACGGTGGCGCATCGCCTGGCGGTGGATCTCATCATGCCGGCCGGGCTATATACCTGGAGCAGCGGTGGCGACATGCGGTCCAACGAGATACGCGTCATCATCGAGGCGCAACGGATCGACGATAACGGCGATCCCATGGGGGCCTGGTTCGAACTGGGCAACGAGTATTACAACGACCGGACCACGACACCTCTGCGGGAAACGGTCGTCTACGACCTGCAGGCGCCGGGTCGGTATCGCGTCCGAGCCTGGCGGGCCGACGAAAGAACCGCAGCCACCGGGGCCGGACACGAGATCGTGCTGGCGGGGTTGCGGTCATACCTGGTGGACGACGAGGCGGCCGGGTTCGGCCCGGTCACGCTGATCGCCATGCGGATGCGGGCGACCAACAACCTCTCGCTGCAGGCGAGCCGCAAAGTCTCCGTCGTGGCCACCCGCAAGCTGCCGGTCTGGAACGGGTCGACCTGGACCGCCCCGGTCGTCACCCGGTCGATCGCCTGGGCGATTGCCGACGCCGCGCGCAACGGCGATTACGGCGCCGGCCTGCCCGATAGCCGCGTCGACCTGGACGCGCTGCTCGCCCTCGACGCGGTCTGGTCCGACCGGGGCGACCAGTTCGACGGCCGGTTTGATCAATCCGCCAGCTGGTGGGAGGCGGTCAGCCAGATCGCCCTGGCCGGCCGGGCGCGGGTCTTCATGCAGGGCGGCAAGCTGCGCGTGGTGCGCGACGGGGCGGATGCACTGCCGGTGGCGATGTACTCGATGCGCAACATCGTCAAGGGCAGCTTCGCCATCGACTACATCATGCCCTCCGAGGACACCGCCGACGCGATCGAAGTGCTCTACTACGACGCCACCACCTGGACGCCCCGGCGCGTGACCGCCGCGCTGCCCGACAGCAGCGCCGGGACGCCCGCCAAGCTCGACCTCACCCGCGGGATCACCAGCCGCGACCAGGCCCTGCGCGAGGGGCTCTACCACGCCGCCAGCAACCGCTACCGCCGCCGCGTCATCCGCTTCTCCACCGAGATGGAAGGCTTCCTCCCGTCGATCGGCGACACCATCGCCGTGGCCCATGACACGCCGGGCTGGGGCCAGCATGCCGAGGCCGTGAGCTGGGATGCGGCGACGCGGACCCTGACGCTGAGCGAGCCGGTGAGCTTCGGC